ATCGTCTGCATAGGGACCTTGTACGATTGCTTTGCGTAATGTTGATAATGTAGCAGACTTTGTCGTGTTAGCGGAGACATCCTCAACGATGAAGATGTCCCCACTAGCAATCGACGTGTTGGCCGTGCCAATTGATGTCAGCTCTGTAATCTTTTTAGCACGATCAGACATGTTTTATCCTTATGCGTCTGGCAGAGTTGCGTCGTCAGATGCATCGGTCGAGAAGTCACCACCCATTGCAACTAGTGTTTCATACTGAACACGTCCAGCACGACCACCGGTACCTACTGTACGAAGTACCCAGCCTGTATGAGCAGCACCCTTAGTATAACCAACTTCTGTTAGGACAGCAGTTGCGGTAGCAGTCTCACCAGTGATTGTAGCACCACCGGCAGTTGTGCCATCACCTGCAGCCTTAGTCAGAGCGATGTTTGCACCACCTGGTGTAGCAGCAAGAGTAATCACGGTTGAGTTAGCAAATGCAATGTAGTATTCTTGATTGTCGGTTAGACCGCCTGGAGTTGAAAGCGTATTACCGGCATATACAATCTTATCACCAACTTGGAACTTAGAGTTAGCAGTGGTGATTGCAATCGTGTTTCCAGTAACTGCGGTGTTACCATTAAATACGATTGTAGCAGGAGCGGCAATTGTAACTGCAGGCGCCGATGTATATCCACTAATAACCAGGTTTGCATTGACAGAAGTAACGCGACCACGATTAGCACCGGACGTAGCAACTGTTGAGTTAGCAGCTGTTGTGTTTGAACCACCAGTTGAGTTAGCAACAGTAACTGCTGCGTTAGCCGCGTAACCAGAACCTGGGTTAGTGATTACGTACTGTGCAATCGCTGCGTTACCAGAAACGGTGATTTCTGTTACGCCAAGCCCAAACTGACCAACAGCTTTCTTTGAGGCAACACCGTTGTTATTGAATGCTTCAACTGTAGTGTTACCAAACAGGGCTGTTTGGTTTGTAGTGTTAGGTGTTAAGTTAACTGCAGTTGTGGCCCATAGGACCGAATTTGCAGCATCGTCTGTATTGCCCCATTGAGCCATTTTAGTTCCTCCTAGAAAACTTTTTCTTATTTATTATTCTTCGGATGTAAGCATATCGATCATGTATGCTGACATATTCTTATTAAATTTCTTTGGTTTACCATTAACAACCACGGTGCCATCTTCCATCTGTACAGACTTAACTTCTACAGTAACACCTGTAGAAGTATCTACTTCAGATTCCTGACCACCTATAATAATGTTACCAGCTTTGATTGCCATGTCTACACCTTAGATGTGCTTCATTAGTTGCTCATGTGAGTGGCTGATCTTCTTTTGGAAGTCTTCCTTCTCATGTGGCTTCATGCCAGCATACTTATCAAGCGCCTTACCAGCATGAGCTGCAGATACGTGCTTTGACTCGCCATGAGTGAAGTGTACTGTTGCACCACCTTGCATTGATGTCGAGGCTTTACGAAGCTGATTGATGATGTGCTGACCGGCTTCAGTCTTTGGCTTTTGAAGTGCACCTGTACGCTGAAGAGCTTCAATCTTCTTCATATGTTCAGGGTTATTGTGCATCAGCTTTTCTTTGGTCTTCGGATGGATAGTGAAGTCCTTAGCGCCAGCCTTTTTCGGTCGGCCACGAGCTTCGTCAAGAGTGTCTGCATTCAGAGCATCGATGAACTCTTGCTCTTCCTTCGTCAGCTTACTAATAGCTTTTTGGGCACCTTGCATTCTCTTCGCTGCTTTATTTACAAGCTTATGACCCTGAGATTCTGTTTCTTTATCAGAACTTGCAAGTGCTGCACCGCCAGCTACACCCTTACCGAATGCCTGATTAGTAGCTTTCTTTGCATAAGAGCTCAGAGTCTTAGTCGACAACTCGTCGATCTGCTCGACTTCTTCCATGCGAGCAGGAACTTTGACATCCTTTGCCTTCATCTTCTTATAGGCTGTGTATAGGCCCTTTTCGTGCTTTTCTCTGGTTTTTGCATCCTTCATAGGACCATAGTTTGCTACTTTGGCTGAATAAGAAGAAAGCGTCTTTCCACTAATCTCATCGATCTGCTCAACTTCTTCAGATACAATACGAGCGCTCTTCGTTGAAGGATCATTACGATAGCGATTCAGAGCCTTGTATGCCATAGTCGGGTGAACAGGAACACGACGCTTGTGACCTAGAAGGTGTGTGATCTCGATGTACTGCTTGTTCTTCTCGGCTGTTGACTTAGGTAGACCGGTCAGGTTGGCTTCCTCAATTTCTACGCTTTCGCTTGCAGCACGGAAGTCAGCAGCGGTCGGCGCGCCCTTTGATCCCGGCTTACGCATACGCTCACCTGAGCCGGCCTTGATGCGACGGCGCTTGGCGTGGATATTATCCCACAGACCACGCTTGCCTTCCTTCATCTCTTCCTTCTCACCTTTTTCTTCTTTCTCGCCCTTTTCATCTTCTTTTTCGCACTTCTCGCACTCACAATCTTTAGGGCACTTCTTTGCCTCGTCAAGAATACCCTTGACGGTATTCAGCAAGTCGGCAGAAAAATTTGTTAGGTCTTTAGTAAACATGGTTCTGTCCTTTAGTCTGCATCTATGATTTTAATTTTGCGTTCTGCCGCACGTGATCTCTTAATGAGGTACTTCTTTACATTATCTATATCTCTATCACCTTGAGGTCCAGCAATTGGATCTGGTTGATTACCTTCAGGCGGGCTATGAAATCTCTTATCGTCAGCCGGATGATAGTCATCCTTTGGATCTACGTATCTCTCTACATCGCCTGCTAGATTCTTAATAGCTGTAAGTGCAGGCGCCATGATCTCATCGTGTTCTTTTTCAAGATTCATGTCAGCTGCATGATGTCTTACAATCTGTGACTGTAGTGTAGCTCTTTGAACGTCGGCAAGAGTTGCAAAACCCTTATTCTCTACACTTATAGCTACGTCAAATAGTCTATCAAGAGCTTCGGCTGCGCTTTGAGCCGCTGAGGCGTCAGTGTCTTTTGGCAGGTCAGAGTATAAGATCTGCGCCTTAGGAGAGAACTCGAAAGACTTAGTAGTGTAAGAACCTACAGCAATCTGATCATTCTGATCAGACTCCTTAGCACCTTTGGCTATCTCAAGAATTACGGTTCTCAGACTCTTATATGTCATTTCATTGAAGCTCTTAGCATCCAAGCGTGCTTGTTGTGTTGGTCAATTCTCTCTTCAAGGAAGTTAACAAGACCGTGCTCACCATACTTATCCGCGGCTTCTCTTACTAGTTTAAGAGATGCAATAACTTTGGCGTTATCAGCAAAGAGATTTGAAATCATAGTAGTTGGCATCAACTGAACGAGCGTCTCATCCTTGACGTTTGATAGCTCGATGAATCGATTGAATGCAGCTGGAGCATACGCGTTCTGAGCACGAATCTCTTCGGCAAACTGGTCAATTGCTCCACCGACTTCTTCGTAGATCTTGCCAAAGAATTCGTGATACATCGCGAACATAGGACCTTCTACGTTCCAGTGATAGTTCTGTGCCTTTACATACAACGCGTATGTATCAGCAAACGCTACTTTGAGTGGCTGTACAATTTCTTCCATTACGTTCTGCATCTCCATCTACGAAGAGACATCGCCTTGCGAGTTGGGCGACCCTTCTCATCTTTCATTGGACCTGGCATTCCACCCATACGAGCACAGAAAGACTTACGTCTCTTGGCTGCCTTTGATCCTGGTTTTACTTTTCCTGTGACCGCAGTCTTGAGATTACCACCGGTTTTTCTATTATATGCGTCAACGCCCTTTTGAGTTAAGCCCGCACCGTCTTCGGTTGCTCTTTTGTAACCCTTAGAGTCTTCACCACGCTCGGTGATAAATTCTTTGAACCCAATCATTCTGCGTCCTTCTCGATATCTACTTCTTTTTTAACTTTTTTCCAGGCCCATCCCTTTGGTGTGCGAACCTTCACCATCTTATAGTCGCCGCGTCTCTCGATCTCTTCGGCTACGTCTGGGTGGTGTTGAAATCCTGGTTTGATCTGAATTCCGATATCTGCTGCGGTGAGTGTGACACCAATGCCGGCTGTCCATGCCATGTTGAAGCTCTCATTGAGATCTGCTTTCTCTTGGCCGGGTGTCTCACTCTGATACTTCTTGACAAGAGACTTTGTTCCTACTTCGCGCTCGGAAGGAGTGTCTTCATCAATGATCTTCTTTTGGATCTCTTGCTGACGTCTCTTAATCTTTTGATCAGGTGGTGGACGATCTACGATCTCTCTATTTGTCTTCTCAAGAAGCTCATTAAATGCGTTATTAAGTTCTACATTCACTGGCTTCTCTTCACGAAGATCTGAATCGAGATTCCAGGCTTTACCCTTGGCAATATAACTATTCACTCGATTGAAAGCGTATTGTTCTTGTGTTTGTCTGATGTCATCGGACCAAGCATACTTACCACGCTCAAAGACTTCACGAAGTGTAGAGAATGGAATTCCAGTAACTTCTGACTTCTTGAGTAGAGTCTCATTCACTACGTTTGATGGAATAACTGCATTGAGCATTCTACGTAGAGTGATGCTCATCGTATTATTTGTAGTCTCGAGTTCTTGAATTGAAGACTCGATGATGTCAATTAGTTGTGTGTCTGATGCTCCATCGAGTTGAGCATATAGTGAAGACACGTCTTCAGCTGTAGTCTTTTGAGTATGAAGATCTTGAAGAGGAGCACCCTTCTTAAAGGACTGAAGGCGCTCAAACTCTGCTTTACGAATCTGAGGTAGAAGACGTGCTGCAATTCTACGAATCAGCTTTGTCTTCTTGGCAACCGCTGTGTCGACCTGGATCTTCTCCATAGTCGTGAGCTCAGCATATGGAACACCACGGCGGGATGCAAATCTTTTCTTGACAATATTTCTCGCAGCTGCAACGGCACGAGCCTCGATCTTCTCTTTCGAAGCGAGGCGGTGTTGAGCCATTTCTTTGGCACGCTGGAGTTTTGGTTCTTTAGCTCGAAGAATACGGGCTCTCTTTTGTCTCTGTGCAAAAGTAAGAGCAGCTTTCTCATTGAGAGGATCGGTTAGGACTACGGCGTCCTCGTTTTGCTGGCTAACGTCATTGAGCTGAGGATTAACGTTAATACCATCGAGTGGTTTGCCAGTTGCAGACTTACCGGAAGGTTTTTTCAATTCTTTCTTGTCAACCGGTTTCTTATTCTTATCTTCCATCAGAGTTTCCCTTGGGCTTATCTGTAAATAAACGGGATTGCCGTAGCCTAACCGCAAATCTATTTATAAAAGAAAAACTTAGAGAAGATCGTTTTTAATAAGAATACCTTCAACACGAATGCCAACTTGTGATGTTGTATCGGATGTAACCTGCCATTGAATAGATGTTTTCTCCTGATATGGGTTAGGCACGACACGATTTGTTTCGTAGGTGTCGATCCATGGAGATTGAAGTAGTAATGTTGTCAGCCCATCAAATTGTTGGTATACACGATAACCTAAAACCTTTGCAGCTGAGGTTGCTGATGCAGCGGCTGTAACACGGTTCAGGTAAAATGTGTATCCAGCGGGTACTGTATACATAGACCACTGTGTCTTACCAGCACCAATTGCGATTTGAGCGTACGTAGTCGTCTTGCCTGTGTTAGAAAGACGAATGATACCTACTGCGTTGTTCGAACCTGTGATACGCATATTATTAATTCGGCGATATTGCTTTGTGGTGTTTACGCCAGTAGTGCCGTTTGTAAGAACAAGAGTCTCTGACTGCATAACATAATTAGCATCAAGCCCGTCAATGAATACCGAGACGGCGGTATCAGAAGCTGACGAACTATATAGTGTCATAGTCTCTCCAGCACTATTCGGATATGTGTATGCAGTAGCATTTTCCCAGACAGGGATCCATGTTCCGTCAACTGTAGCCTGATAACCATATAGGTTTACAAGAGATACACCATCAACTTTACCACGAGCAACTTGAAGATTAAAGTCACCGGCAAGAATGCTCTGGTTATTATTCACGTCGACTTCAAAGAGAGTCTTCGTCTGTGGTCTAAGGATTTTATTTGCCGAGTCCCACTGTGCCATTAGATAATCCAGTCTTTAAATCTTGCGATGAACGACTCGTGAATACCCATGCCTTTACGAACGTCATGGTAGAGTTGGTTCTTATGTGCTTTACTCATTCCGGATGGTGCCATCTTATGGAATGACTCTTTGTCTCCAGCTGCAGCGTGCTTGCGCATTGCAGTACCAGAAGCGGACTCGATACCAGATCCACCTTCCTTACGTTCACCGCCTACTGACTTGACTTTAATACTCTTAAAGTTATAGTGACCGTGACGTCCTTCGGCGCCATTATACTTATGCAATAGGTTATGAAATTCATGAACACGGTCTGAGCCGACATGCATGGTAACATGAGTGTAACCTTGCTTATGTAGCTTTGACATCTGATGAAGTAGAGTAGGGTGTTCTTTACTCATTGCTTCTACATGCGCGCCTTTGACAGCACGAGAGAGATGCTTCACCTTCTGCTCTGGAGTCAGAGGATTCTTCTTAGCGTCATGGGATCCGGTAGTCAGGATCTTATGGTCAGCGCCTTCCTTCTTGGCAGCATCCATTACGTGCTTTACGACCATGGCATGCCCAGCATGAACAGGATTGAATCGTCCTTGAGTTAAATGGATAGCTTTCATAGAGATTTGTCCTTGTTGAAGTTAGCAGCCGAGAACTCAGCACGATCAACAATCTTGGTAGGACGATTATGTCTTACCACCACAAATCCTTCAGGCTTTGATTTCTTTCCATTGATGCTGTGACCAAACTCAGCGTTACTCGAGAGAGTATGAGCCAAGACATCCTTTGCCTTCTGAAGGTGATGATGCATCTTCAGGATACGCTCGTAGTGATTACGATTACGTTGGATGTGAGAGATGTCAGACTCCATAGCCGCAGTCTTTGCTGCCTTAGCCTTCTCAGTCTTTACTGCATCAACCTTTTTCTGATGACTCTTAGCATAGTGAGCCATGAACTCATCTACATTTGGCTTAGTGCCAGTACGAACAGTATGATTGATATAAGTCTTGAGTGGAATCTCATGGCCCTTGAGAGCTTCATAAGCTTCAGGCTTCGTACTCTTCCAGAGCTTAGCAGCCGTGTTCATATGCTTTGAGAACTTAGTCTGCTGCTGAGGGGTGTATGGAATATCATTGAGATTGCGTTCAGTCGAAATCAAGTGAACATCTTTATGAAGACCAAACTCATTCAGATCTGGAGCATACTCAGCTTTCATGTCTTCCATGTTCTTACCGTGATACTTGGTGTGAACAGCTACACCAATCTTAGAGTTGAGTGCTGCCTTGCCGTGAGGCGAGTTAGCATCAGCTGAGTAAGTGATGGTGTTAGGAGTGAAGTGAACGCGATTACCAGACTTGTGAACATCGTTTGGAGTATGCATAATGTCACCCTGGAACACACCCTTCTTTGGTGTCACCTTAGGCAGGTGGTGTAAAGCGGCCTTGAGCTTCTCGACGAGACCTGGCGCATGACCATGGTTCTTTTGAATGTCTTCTTCTGTATAGTTGATCTTAGGATTCTTATTGAACGCAGACTTCGAAGCAACAAAGAAGCGCCCGGTTTGAGGATGACGACCAAACACCACTGAAGGCGAGCCATCATACTTCATCGTCACCTTAGTGGCATTGTTCTTACCAGTTAGCTTGTCATGAACATCCTTGAGGTTATGAAAGGCATGAGAGAAACCTTCATGACCGGCATTGATCACGTGATCTTCAGCATGCTCGAGATGCTTAAGCTTTGTCTCATCGATTTCTTCTGTGAGAAAGTTCTTGAATCCTGTCATTTAATCCTCTTTATGGAACCGTCGTGATTGACAAACCAAGCCTCAAATGTAACGTTAGGATATTCTTTTTGAAGATCCAGAAATGCTTTGAGGTTACTCATGGCGTCATCATAGAGTCGAGTCTTGATATAGTTTTGAGTATTTAGGTATTTACGAAACACGACTTTCTTGGCCTCAGCCGATGAGTCGATTGCCAGGTTACCGGCACGTTCGACATACATGTCATCAATAGGAAGACCATGATCACGGAAAGTTTGAAGAAACACGTTTTTGTCGTCAAAGTCTGCTCGAGCGGTACAGATGATTGCACGGCTGTGAGGGTTCTTCTTTGCCTTGACGATAGCCTTGGCTTTCTCGATCATCTTGACAACAGGAATAGAAGTCTTACGAAATACCTCAGCAGACTTGAATTCCCTGAAGTCGTATTCTTCGCCAGGCTTACGCTTGTAGGTATTGAACTCTTGGTTATCCAGCATCCGAACAACCTTGTCGTCCTTTACCACTGCGACCTTTGCCTTGGTATGGAAAAGCGTCTCATCGATGTCGAATATCGTGAGAGTACCGGAACCTACAAACTTTCTAAACCTACTTAACCTTTTCATATTATCTTTATATCTTATTTTGAAAAAAATGTCAACCAGTTTTAGCGCAGAAACGGATTCTTTTTTGTGGTTCCAGGCTTGACGGAGTACTTACTATCTGGCATCTTAGTGATCTTAATCTCGGCCTGAACTTCGTAGAACTGAGAACGAGTTGAGACGCGTACCTTGAAGTCTCCGTCACCCGACAGCACAGGAATCTTGGAGTCTAATCCAAGTGGATTACCTTTACCGATCATATAGAAGTCATCGCCGGCTTGCATGTAGTATGCAGGTTCTCTCTTGCCTTCGAGATAGTGTCGAGTTACAAGAGCTCCGAGATTCATTCCTGGCTCATTGGCAATATAGCGATTGACACTTGGCTGAGAGAAATAAGCTTTCATAACATGTAAAGGGACTGCACCGGGTTCTTTAAGACCACCTTTACTGGTAGGAATCTTGATCACCTTCTCAGGAATGCCCGAGTACTTGGCGATGTCCTTAATAAACTGCTTAGCTTTTGCTGATGAGTTCAGGATCTTTACAGCTTCAGCTGCGGCTGGAGTCTTATATGTAGTCTGCCACTTGCCATCACTATAGAACACACGAGGGTTAGATAGGTTGTCGGTGTGTGACATCTTCACTTCCACCCAGACCTTATCGACTCTCTTGTTGTTATATGACGTAATCTTGACATCTGATAAGTCAGTAGCACCAGGAGGACGTGTAGCTGTAACTCCCGGAATACTATTGATGTTATCCGCTACGTCCTTTTCATATTTGTCTGATGCTGCACTCATAAAAACTCCTCTTGATCTATTTATTAGACAAAAGAAAACCGGCCCGAGTATTGCTACTGGGCCGGCCGTGTTAGATCTATTTATTAGGCTGCGACTTTAAACCACTCAGGAATAGGTCGCTTGGTCCATGCCATTTTAAAACGATCCTGTTTAGTCTGATAGAACTTGCGGTAGGAACCTACGATGTCACGATAGTCCATACACTCAGGATTAGCTTTCATGGCCAGTGGCTGCTTAGTAAGTGGACCGACAGGAATGTTACTCGGAGGAGACTTAAGTGCCTCGCGAAGGAGAGTGTCGGTGCCATGAACCTTACCATAGCGATGAGTATACTCATCGCACAGAGCTACAAAGTGGACGTAGTGCCAGTTGTAGTTGTTATTCGACTCTGCAGTCCATACCGTACATGGGTGATGCATGTGCACCGCCTTGTAGAACGTATTTTCTCGCTCGTCGGGCAAGACCCAATACTTGGACATAGTCTTGCCAGACTTTGACGGTCGACGAGTCTGTACGCCATCAAGCATACGATGAACTGTTGAGAGCATTTGAGCAGACTCGACAATCATTTTGACGACATGCTTGTCACACTGCAGCTGGGCTGCTTTCACTGGATCATTATCAAGAACAAACAAATTCATGGCCACATCTCATCACTGTTTAACATTTGATCACGCTCCTCTGGTGTATTCTCATTGGTAAGTATACCATACACCAAAGCGCCAATAATTGACACCATAAAAATGAAGAGGAGCATATTAGACGTCATACCTGAAGGCCAGTCACCTGCTTAATATACTGATTAGCAACATTCTGACTCGTCTCTGTTGCACCGATAATCACAGTATCCGAGATGATAACGTTGTTATCAGGAGCTGACAACATCCAAGGCATCATGGCAAAACCCTGTGGACCCATGCCAATTGACCGAGGCTTGAGAAGCTCAGTCACTCCGCCTTCTTTCTGATTAACACGGCTGATGATTTCCTCACCAGACATGAGCTTAATAGTGTATACCTTATTCTGTTCCATAATCCACCTTGTGTACAAATTCGAGTGCTTTTCCGGGAACCCATGATCTCAGATGCGGGTTGTCGTCAAAGAACATTGTTGAGATCTCATCATCAGATATTTCGCGACAGCTGATGATATTTTCGTCGATGTGTGCCTGGCTGAACTCGTTAGCCTCGTTCATCGATACCGTGTCCTTGGCATCTGTAGGATTCTTACAATCGACAACATAGCGCATACGGAACATGCTGACAGCTTCAACAAGATACTTAGGCATTATAGTTTTCCTAACTCTTTTACAACGTCTTTATGACTTGCCCAGTGTTTTGCCCACGCTTCAGCATCTTCTACTGTCCTGTGCGTATTTGTCTGAGGCTGACACCAAATTGGTAGCCACCAACGCCAGTGCTGAACTTCGTAACCGCTGTAACGATCTTTTACGATTCGATACTTAGCCATTTGTAATCTCCTGAAACTCGGTTTCACCAAGGCAAGTTGAGTAGTTCCATACTCTATCACAAACATTACAAGACACCATTCCTGAAGTCACATTACGATCTGGATTGATGTTATTGCCATGCTTGTCATAGACTGGAGGGTAGTATGCACACGTAGTCATACCCATGCCAACTCGGAATCGACACTCGCCTTCACATCCAGGATTAGGGTTCAAGGCCCATGTCCTTCAACTGTTCAGGAGTCGAGTACCACTTGAGCAGAATTTCAAGCGCATCAATGTGCTTCTGGATTTCAGCATCATCTGCTTCCTGATTATCCCAAACAAACACATGCTTATTAGCACCGAGATCTGACTTCAGACTTTCCCAGGTGCTGCGAAGCTGACCAACAACAATATTATCGACAGTTTCCCAATCAAGTTCTACAGTAAACTTAGCCATATCAAAGTGCTCCAAAGTAGTTAAAGGTTTGCTGCTTCTCGCGAGTCAGCTTCAGGCGAGTGCCGTCCTTGGCACGATACTCAAAGGTTCCGGTCTGACCGTTGACGTTGAACAGTTCAGACTGATCAAAGGTGTAAGTGACGTCCGAGTCGGTATCATCACCGAGGATATTCGAGATGAAGTCATTACCGTTGTCGTTCAGTTCGATGGTGATGGTGTTGCAAGCCAGAGGATTGCGGTTCCAAGTCTTGTTGTAAAGATACTTATCTTCGATCTGAGTGCCATCAGCTTCAAACAACTCGACCTTGAACTTGGCCTCGTCACGATTGTCGTATTCAGGCTTGGCGTTCAAAAGTTGCATGACCTGCTGAGGAGTTTCACCGTAGCGATTCATATCCTCGACCATTGCCTTGAGCATGTCGAAGTTGAACTCGGTGAACAGAGTAGCGATCTTGACGATCTGATCAATATGAGTCTTATCGTTCAGGTTGTCGTTGCAGTACTCGATGATGAACTCAGAAGTGAGACCCTTGAAGTCAATCATGTAGAAGATACGACCAGGACGATTGCGCATGTGCTGATCGATCCGCCACTTGTCGTTGCAAGTCAA